CTACTACTGACGAGCTGGGACCCACCTAGGTCTTAAATGGACCTTAGGTCTCAAAGCAACTCCGCTCACCCACTTAATCATGGGTGAAGGGGCTTCAGTGAAGTACTGAAGCAGCCTTGAGCCGCTGCGGTCTGGCAATTTCTTGACTCGCGTTACGACAACGTGAACCAAGATTTCCGCCCGATGGAGGAACTGGTTCCATCTCCTCTTGGGAGATGGTCCCATATCCATCCAGTAAGGCGTTTTCCAGCCGAAGTAACCGGAGTCGATCGGCAGTGAAGGAAGCCTCAAATGAGGCATTTCCTTCATAACTATCGATTTAACCCGGAGTGCCGTCTGAGTCCAACCACCCCTTACAAGGTTGTTGATACTCTCGACGGCACTGGTTATCGACTCAGGTCGAGCCTTTCTTGGATACGATAAGACGTAAGTCGGTGTCACATCGTGACCCCGGAATGCGTCCAAACCACAAGATTCCCTGAATCTTCCATTCAGGAAAGTCTTGGACTGGTTTACCTTGAAACCAAGGATCGTAAGTAAATCCAAGAATTCGCCTGCGTCAGTGGGAACGATGATATCGTCCCCAAAGACTCGGACCAACCTAGCCGCCCGTCGAATACTTCGGATGGTTACTGCTTCCCTACGTGTATATAACACAGAGGTAACAGCAATCATCCAAAAGATAATCGATTGGACGGGGAAGGTACAAGCGGAACCCATACAAGAGAATTTCCTCAGGACGTAAGTCCTAGGAGACTTCTTGTCGATCTCGTTAGAGATCCATCTCGTGCGACTAGCATGGAGTCCCTTTAGGAGAGTTTCACTCCTCCTAAAGAGTCTCTCGACTAGCCAGCAAGAGACACGGTCGGAAGCTGACGATAAATCTACCGTCATCATTTCGCCCGTTTGGGAAGCTTCGAGGGCCGCCTTCTGATTGAGGCTTTGATCAGAAAAACTGATCGATATCCCAAGCAGTGAGTTGGCATTTCGAACTCGAGTGAAGAAGTAGTCTAGTAAGATCTGCTGACACCATTGATGAGCAGCAGGCTCAGCGGCGATAAGCCGAGGGCCCTTCTGCGTCTTTGGAACAGCAATCAACTTACTAGGTTTCTCGTTGACGGAGAATCTATCAACGATATCTTCCTCACGGACGGCGTCGACCCAACAGTTGAAATTGGCAAAGCCAAAATCAGCCATCGGGAAGACGTTATCCAGCTTTCTCGGCCAGAAGGGGAAATCGTATTTCGATTCCCCTTGTCGTCTGTCCGAGACCACTCCAGGTCCGTGCTTCGGTTTCCAGGCGTAGGGATCAAAGACCCCAAGGTCTGAGGCGACAGTTAGATCCGCTACTTTCTGTAGCTTATCTAACATCTCCTCAACGCCCGGATACAGGTGAGTTACTTCTTCGTTCCCGATTTCAGGGAAGAGAGGAAGGAACTCAGGGCTTCTGATGTCAGAAATGAGATCAGACGTGGAGAGCGCTTTAGCGCGCTCACTGCCCAAGTCGTCGCCGTCCCAATCAAGGGAGGGACGACGAACTTCCCGATCGATTTGATAGAACTCTTCAACAGTTGAAAAAGTTCTTTCATCGGTACACTCCAGTCGGAGCTTCTTGGCAACATAGAATAGTTGCCGGAGGATCCTAACTGCTAGTATATCGGTATCGATCCGAAGATCCCCACTTCTCTCAAAAACGCGCAACACCAGCTTCCCGAATAGTCGGGGAATTGGTGAGCCCTTCCACTTCGGTCCTAAGTGGGACAGAAGGAAAGGTGTTAGGCGCCCGCTAGCAAGACACTTGTCAAGGTGCTTGCCGGCAGTCGGAAGGGTAATCGTGAAGAACGATAACCCTTGCGATTTGAGAGCGGAGCATAGTCGCACATAGTCTCGACTAAACTCCTTTCGGAGGTCAGGGTACTTCATGCCAGCATCCGCGAGGATGCCGTCATAGAGGCTCTGGACTAACAGATCATAGCTTTTCATAGACAACGTCCTTCTATAGGATGTTACTATCTAGGGCTAGGATCACTCCACCTTGAGAGTCAAATGTGCTGCACCCGGTTCACACCGGATACATACACAAGTTACGACTCCCAACCCAGAAGTTTGGCGGCAACGCCGCCAGCCTTCACCATGTAGAAGCTCATCGCTTCTGACAGGTCAATGTCATCAGCTGCGACACTAGCCGCCGAACGGCGAATAGTGAAAATCACCTGAGTCAGTTGACCAAGAGGAAAAGTAGTCGTCGGTTTCACAAAGCATTCGAACGTCACGACGTGACGCTCAAAGTCTTGTGTACCCGCCTTCACGTTGTCTTCCGAGTGCCTAACTGTGGCACGGTAGGATTTCAACGTCTCGTCAAGAAAATATTCTGACGAGTACCCGTCCTGATTGATGAGGGGGAGAACTTTCGCGGTTCCACCGGAACCGTCGAGAGTAATGGTGAGAGTTGAACCAAGCATTCTGTTAGTCCTATTCTGGTGCTAATGTTAACTACCTTCTGGTAGCTAACAAAGCGCCCAGAATAGATAGTTGTCCACCGTTGAGAAACGGTATGGACGCCGAAAGTGAGCCAGACCCCATGAACCTTTCTTTGGTTAATAGGGTCGTCGTGCCGCCTCCTCCGGATAGCCAACTTTCGTTGTCTGCCCGGGTCCAGCTGCCTTTGGTTTCACGCATCTGCATAATGCAGATATTGCGAGGAACGACCGGTATCTTATTTCGCTTCGACTGTAACCAGTCGCCGATGTTAGAACACCAGTCCGCCATCCATGACCATGGGAGAAGTTCCCATACGTCAGAAATGTGCACGCCACCGAGGCCGAAAACGGCATCGCGGGCGAGCTCGCGCAATTTGGCATCAGACAGATCCTTCGGTACAGCAGTCGGGATCCATTTTACGGATCCCCACTGGGTGCCCTTTGTTATCCGGGAGTAACGACCCTTGATAATAAAGGTGGGAGGGAAGGAGAGAATGGTTAAAGTACCATCTCCCATCCCTGACCCCGAGGATAGTCTAAGGCGTCGCGAGATGCCCCCATTCTTATATAGGTTTCGGAGCTCTTGGACACGTTGGTCCACGAGGTTCTGCCCATTAAGAAAGTTCTGGATATCACGAATCAGAGGCTCCCAACCAAACTTCCATTGAAGGTAGGCCCCACCAGCGGTGGAGCCAAACTTCGGTCGTTTGGCATGGAGTTCTGACGCACGAATCCTGAACATATTGGGGACGTCCCTTAACTCGCCAATGAACTGCGGTATGGAAGAAGCAACTCGATTCGGATTAGTCCGAGCGAGAAGCTTAGCCGTAGCCGTAGCCACATCGAGTAAGGGTACTGCTTCGTGAGTCGTATCATTAGGAAAGGTCGTAGCATTGTTAGGATAGAAATCCTTAACAGTGTACGTGTTGAACCCCACTTGATTAGTTCCATTCAGAGGACTTATTACGGTCCTCCGTTTGGAAATAGTCAAAGGGTGAACAGCATCTTTTCCTAGTTCATCCATACACACATTAAGTTCCATATCTCTAGTAGAGGTTTGGACAATGGTGTAGTTAGCAGATGGTGTAAGGGTGTTAACCCTTGTCACGTATCCGCCGGTCGGGAAAAGTCCCGTGGATTGAGTACGAGTTCGCGTCACAGCATCAGCTCACTAGTTGAGACACACAATGTGCGAGCTAAAGCTCGGAGCACCCTCATTCTGAGG